CTATATAAAAATAAACAAAGATGAAATCAAGTACAGATCACGAAAAAATATTCTTTAACTATTTTCTTAAGAAACCGCATTATCTAAAAAGCACAGGCCCAGGTTTCTTTTCTAACAGTGATCTGGATCATATTGCAAAATTAGCCAAGAATTTTTATACTAACTTTGGCGAAAGCCCTTCACGAGAACAAATGAAGGCTTTGGTTAAAGATGATCCTAATGAAATTCCTGATGATATTGTAACAAGTATTTATGACATTAACATTAATGAATATGATCAGGATTGGTTAAAGAGAACCGGTGAGTCTTGGGTTAAATGGAAACATTTTGATAAACAGTTGGTAAGAACTATTGAGTATGTAAAAACTCAAGATGTTACACCAGAAAATGTTGAAGATGTAGTAACTCGTGCAATTGGTATGATCTCTACAGAAGGATCATTAAACTTTGATACTGATATTGGATTAGACTTCTTCAATCCCGAGCACCACATACAGAGAACATCCAAGAAGATTGAAACAGGTTGGACTTTCGTAGATAATGTTTCAGGTGGCGGTTATGATACAAAATCTCTTATTGTATATGCCGGTGAACAAAATATTGGTAAGTGTGCTCATTATGATACCTTAATTAATATTAGAAACAAGAAAACTGGAAAAATCCAAAGTATTAAAGTTGGTGACTTTTTTAATCTTATTAAAGAAAATTCTTAAGTTCCTATGTTTTGTTCACCTAAGAAGAATAAATAAAATAAAACATGGAAACCTGCAAAATATGCAATAAAGAATTTAAGTCACGAAAGTCTTTACAAATGCATTTAAGAAAGACTCATGAATTTTCAGATATTCAACTTAAAGAATATTATGATTCTTATTTAAAGTCCGATGCTGAAGGTAAAGATCCTTTCACCGGTAATAAAACTAATTTTATAGGATTTACAAAGGGATATTCAATGTTTGATGGTAGTGAAGAATCTAATAAGAAAAAGATTGCATCATCAACAGTTGAATATTGGGTTAAGGTAAAAGGTTACTCTGAGGCAGAAGCAATTAAGTATCTTAAAGATAAACATGAGAGATCAACTAAAAATGCAAATGAAACTAAAAAGAAGCTTATGGATGAAAACCCAGAGCGCAGATTTTTAGGTGGATACGGTAAAAGAAAATGGGAATTGATGGGATATTCTCCAGAAGAGGCGCAAAGAAAATATGAAGAGATAAGGGATACAAGAGAGCCAAAATTAAAAGAGAGTTTATCTAAAGTAGATTGGTCAGGTAAAAGAAAGGGGCAGATTGAATATTGGTTAAATAAAGGGTATACTAGGGAAGAGGCTAAAGTTAAAGTTAAAGAATCACAATCAACCTTTACCTTAGAGAAATGTATTAAAAAATACGGTAAAGAAAAAGGTACCAAAATCTTTAGAGAAAGACAAATACAATGGTCCACGTTAATTGAAGAAAAATATCAGAATGGAGAATTTACTAGATTCTGTAAAAATAATTGGTCAAAAACAGAAGAAGATTTTATTAAAGAGTTGGTAAAAAGTTTAGAATTAAAAGAATCTGAATATAATTCATCTGTTAATGGAAAACAGTTCTTTAGAAATTTTAAAGAAGTAGGAAAGACCCTTGCATATGATTTTAGATATAAGAAAAAGATTATAGAATTTAATGGTGACTATTGGCACTGTAATCCTGCTCTTTATGAAGCAGATTATTTTAACAAATCTTTACAATGTACCGCAAAAGAAAAATGGGAATTTGATGAATGGAAAATCTCACTAGTAGAAAATGAAGGTTACCAAGTTCTTACTGTTTGGGAAAGTGATTGGAATGAGAATCCTAAACAAACCGTACAAAAATGCATAAAATTTATAAATAAAGATTAATGGAATTAACATTAGACAATCTTACTGATCTTAAACATATTGATTTAAGCCAAGGTATTAAAAGAAAATTTGAAGAAACTTTTAATGTATCTGACTGGGAAGTTGAAACTGATTTAGGTTGGTCTCCCATTAAAAGGATAGGAAAAACTATTCCATATGAAGTATGGGAAGTTAAGACAAGTGGCGGTAAATCTCTTAAGTGTGCAGATGATCATATTCTTTTTGATGATACATATGATCAAATTTTTGCCAAGAATTTAAATAAAGATACTAGACCTGATAAAATTATTACAAAGGATGGAGCAGAATTAGTAGAGTATTCAAAGCCGTTGGGGTATACAGAGAATATGTTTGATTTAGAAGTAGATGATACAAATCATAGATATTTTACAAATGATATACTTTCCCATAATTCTATTTGGTTGGCCAATGATGCTGCTAACTTCGTTAGAATGGGTCATAATGTAGTATTCATTTCGGCTGAGATGTCTGCACAAAAGGTACTTAAAAGGATAGGTTCTAATCTGTTAGATATTTCCATGATGGAATATGATAATAAAACAGGCAATCGTGAATTTATGAAAAGGAAATTGGAAAGAATCTCTAGAGGATTACTTCCACCAGGAAAACTCTTCGTAAAAGAATTTCCAACATCTCAAGGTACTGTTCTTGATATTGAATCCTATCTTAAAGACTTAGAAGAAAGCCAAGATCATAAAGTAAATGTTTTGGTGGTTGACTATATTAATATTCTTGCAAATTATAGAAATCCTAATACTGAAAATACTTATATGAAGATTAAGCAAATTGCCGAAGATCTTCGCGCTCTTGCTGTTAAGAGAGATATGTTAGTAATTTCAGCAACGCAGATTAACCGTGGTGCATGGGATGCAACTGAAGTAAGAATGGAAAACATTGCAGAATCTGCAGGTCTTGCGCATACCGCCGATGTTATGTATGCATTGATTCAAGATTCAATGATGCACGCAAATAGAGAATATTGGTTAAAGGTACTGAAGATTAGAGATGGGCAAGGGAAAGGGTCAAGATGTCGATTTAATATCGATTATGATCATATGAGATTAACCGAAACCGATGACATAAATTAAACACAATATGTGGGGAAAAAAGAAAAAACCAAAATTAGATGAAAATGGCAAAGAAATAAAGCCATCATTAGCAGATAAAGACAAGATCTTTAACAACACTTACGGTGAACAAGATATAACCGAAAATCATGTAAACTTTACAGTTTCTTCTACTTACCTGGATGATACGGATCCAGATGATAAGATGCATTATGAACAATTAATTAAAAAGATTGATGCCTTAATTAAAGGTAGTGAATATGAGCATCTCAATGAAGCCACCCCTGATGGTGTTATTAAGAAACTAAATAAAGTACAAATCAATAAAGTATATACTTATGTAATTGAACATATTGGTGACTATTATACAAGAGTAGATTTATTTAGTGTTATATCAGATTACTTTGATGTATTTCCTAACAAATTTTATAACTCTCTTTCTAATAAATTTAAAGATGAACTTATTAAAGAATTAGATGATAAGTATAATATCCTAGAGAAAAGAAAAATACGAAAACTATTTTAACATGGCAAGAATTTTTATGATTAGTGATTCTCACCTTGGGTGTAGATCAAATTCAGTTTTATGGCTTAACATCATTGAAGATTACTTCTTTAACTTTTTCATACCATTAGTTAAAAAGGAATACAAAGAAGGGGATGTCCTCTATCATTTAGGGGATGTGTTTGATAATCGCCAAAGTATTAACTTGGCTGCGCAAGATTTAGGAATTAGAGTTTTTGAAGAATTAGGAAAGATATTTCCAGACATTCATATCATTGTAGGTAATCATGATATAATGAGAAAGAACTCCAATGATATTGCATCAGTAGACTGCCTTAAGTATATTCCTAATGTTACAGTTCATAAAGAACCTAAGATCTTACAGTATGGAGATACTAAATGTTTACTTATGCCATGGCGAAGAGATCATAAACATGAAAAAGAAACATTAGATTCTATTACAGAAAATATTGACTATATGTTTTGTCATACTGAAACGCGCGGTGTTCAAACGAGTCCTAGTACAAAATATTTACACGAAGGTGGTAATGATGTTTCAACCTTTAAGAGATTTAAGAGAGTTTATTCAGGTCATATTCATTATAGGCAAGATAAACAGAATTTTGTACTTGTAGGAAATCCTTACCAGATGACAAGATCTGATCGCGATAATCAAAAAGGTATCTATCTATTGGATTTAGATACTGGAAAGCACCAGTTCTTTATGAACAAGAGGAGTCCAGTATTTATACGGTATTATATTAATGATATCTTAGAGATGAGAATGGAGGATATAAAGAGAGAAATAAAGGATAATTTTGTGGATGTGTTTGTGCCATCAAATATCTTAGGTAAGTATAATATTAATAGATTCATGGATTACCTAGATGGTGTTGCCAGAAAATTAGAACCAAGAATTTACGATGAAGATAACCCATATGATAGAGAAGATGGGGAAATGTCAGATTTTAATGGAGAATTGAATTTAATGAATATTGCCGCAGAGTATATCAATTCATTAGATTATGAACAGGATTTAAAGGAAAGACTAAAACAGTCGGTCCAAGAACTATATAAAACAACACTATCACCTAACTATGAAGATTAACAAATGCTATGTATAGATGGCATTTCAATAATTGTAATAAAAAATAACATGAAAATAAATCGCGTAGAGTTTAAGAATTTTGCAAGTTACGGTAACCGAAAGCAAGTAATAGAATTTGACAAAAATAAAAGTGACCTATACTTGGTATTAGGTGGAAATGGTGCAGGTAAATGTCTCGCAAAAGAAACTAAGATCTCGGTTGAAATTGAAGATGAGAAATTAAAAGAAGAATTCAAGGAATTCTTAAAAACAAGAAAATCCGTTACGCCCTAAATATATAAAATAAAAATAGGACGTAATGGATAAAATTGATATTATTAAGAATAGGATAGATAAAAGTTCAACTAATAAAGCTTTAATTCATTTTAAAGATCATGTATTAGAGAAAGTATATGAAAATATTTCAGTAGATGATGCATTGACTTATTCATTGACTAAATTAATTGGTATTAAAAATTCTTATATAAAGAATATTACTACAAAACAGTTGCGTGTATATTCTTTAGATTATTATTTAATACGAGGATGGGATATCAATGATGCAAAAGATAGAATATCTAAATTACAAAGAAATAATTCATTAAAATTTGCTAAAAAGAGAAAGTCTAATCCAGAACTATATAGTCACATGAAGAGTCCAATGACTCTTGAATTTTGGTTAGATAAGGGGTTTTCAGAATCTGAGGCAAATGATATTATTCAATCACAACGGCCAAGTTCGATTAAATACTGGCTAAATAAAGGATATTCTGAAACGGATGCAAAAAAATTAGCAACAGATCACCAAAAAAATGCTGGTCTGTCTTTTTCTAAAAAATATAAAGAAAATACTAAAAAATATGAAGGATTTTCTAATACACAATTAAAATATTGGTTAAACAAAGGTTATAGTAAAGAAGAAGCTAAGGAAAAATTAAAAGAAAGACAGTCTACATTTACATTAGAAAAATGTATTAAAAAATACGGTGAAAAGGAAGGCACTCATGTCTTTAACGAAAGACAAGAAATGTGGAAAAAATCTTTACAAGAAAATTTTGAAAGAGAAGGTGACGGTCGTAGCCCATCAAGTAAATTTGCAAATTCTATTATTAGAGAACTTTGTGATTACTTAAACATAGAAATTCCACAAAAAGAAAAATGGATTAAAAATAAAGAAACTGGAAAAGCATACTCATATGATTTTACTTACAATGGAAAGATCATAGAATTTAACGGTGACTATTGGCATTGTAATCCAGAGATTTATGAGGTAAATTATTTTAATAAAAATAAAGAAATGACTGCTAAAGAAATTTGGGAGTATGATAAAGAAAAAATTAAAACTGCAGAAAAGTATGATTACCAGGTCCTAACTATATGGGAATCTGAGTGGGTAGAGAATCCTAAACAAATAATAGATAAATGCATAAAATTTATAAATAATTGAATTATGATAGAATGCACTTTAGAAGATTTATATGAATTTAATAAATTAAATAAATCCGTAGATAGTGGTAAATTCAAAACTAATACTAGAAAAGGACTCAAAAATATAAATGGAATTGGTGTCACTGCTAAAAATAGCATACAGCATAAATTAATATTAGATTCTGGCGAAGAAATTATATGCTCACCAGATCATCTTTTCTTTGCAAACGATTGGAAAAAGGCAAAACATTTTAAGATTGGTGATATTATAGAAACAGAAAAAGGATTGTCATATATTTCTAGTAATTCGATCTTAAAAGAAAGATCTGATTTGTACGACATAGAAGTAGATGAAGTACATGAATTTTATGCTAACGGTATTGTTTCTCATAATAGTACTTTAGCAAAAGTGATAACCTATCTTTGTTATGGTAAAGTAGAAGGTGCTAATCTTAAAGACTTGCCTAACAGAGTAAACGGGGAGCTTTGGGGTAAAATCTGGTTAGAGTCAAAAAATAATTCTATTGAGATTGAAAGAGGTATTAATCCTGGGGTATTTAATGTAAAGATTAATGGTTCCGATTATGATGTTGCAGGTAAATCAAATCTTCAAGACTTTTTAGAAACTGAAATTTTTGAAATCCCTTATCATGTATTTAAGAATGTAATTATTCTATCGGTTAATGACTTTAAGTCTTTTATTACAATGTCCCCTTATGATAAGAAAAGAATCATTGATAAGATCTTTGGTTTTTCAATTATTAATGAAATGGCAGAAGCTGTTAAAGAAAAGAGGAGGATCATAATTGAGGAAATCAGAACTTATGAAGATGAAATCCGAACACTTAATGATTCAATAGATTCTGTTTTAGAAAAGATTGAACATTTTGAAAAGATAAGTAAAGATAAGGATGCCGAAAAGGTTAAAGGTCTTAAAGAAAATCTAGTTACTCTAAACAGCCAAAGAAAAAAGTTATTGGAGATAGCACAATCAACTAAAGAAAAACTAGAAGAATTAGATACACATTCTCGCAAAAAGAATAATGAAAAATCAAATCTTAATTCTAAGATCAATACAGTAAAGAAAGAACTTAAGCTTTATGAAAATAATACATGCCCAACATGTACAGCCCCTCTTAATTCAGATTTTCATTTAGATATTAAAAAGGAAAAGGAAGAAAAATTAGATTCCTTATTTTCCCAATGGAATGGCATTAAAGCAGAAGCTGAAAAGGCTGAAGCCGATCTCACGGCCCTTCGCCAAAAAGGAAGAAAGATCCATGTAAAGGTTGGTCAGTTAGAAACCCAAATGGAATCTATTAAAGATAAGCTAATTGAACTTGCTGATAAGGATGAGTCTGAATCGTCTTCTCACCTAAAACAACTGGTAAAAGAATTTACTGATAAAAAATCAGATAAAAATGAAGGTAAGTTAAAGAGTGAAGGTGAAGATTATTATTTGACTATCTTAGAAAATATTATGGGAGAAGATGGAATTAAGAATTTGGCTGTAAGATCTATTCTTCCATCATTTAATAATAATATCCTGTTAATGGGAAGGGAAATGGGAATTCCATTTGGTATTAGATTTAATGAAAAGTTTCACTGTTCTCTCCACCATCTAGGTACAGAAATCAGCCCTAAGACTTTAAGTACAGGTGAAAGAAAGAAAGTTGACTTTGTAATTATTATGGCTTTAATAAAAATGATAAAAGTTAGATTCCCATCTCTTAACATTCTATTCTTGGATGAAATCTTTTCTTCTATTGACAGTGACGGTGTACACCATATCATAAACATACTTCATAATACTATTCAAGATATAGGATTAAATACATTCGTGATTAACCATACTGTTTTACCTAGTGAATACTTTGATAAGAAAATTGAAATTACGAAAGATGCAGGCTTTAGCGAATTTAACATTGAATCTATTGGATAAATAGAATATAAAATAGATCTAATGAATGTCTGCCTATAATCAAGAGTACAATAAGGATAATACTATATTAAGATACCTAGTCGTATCTATGTTAGCTGAGTTGAGTAAAAAAGTCTATTACTATAATCAGGTAGATGAAGATACTTTAAAGAAAATAGAAGTTCCTTTCTTTTATTCAATTTCTGGTAATGAAAGATTCTTGTTAGACAATTTTATGTACGATGCTGAAGCCGCAGGTAAAGCAATCGGTGACTATGAAGTTGTTCCTAGAGGAATCGTTCAGATGAATTCTATGGCAATTGATTCTTCTGCCCAAACTAATAAATTTACAAGAGCTGAGTTTGTAAGAGAATGGGACGGAATACTTAAAACTTTTTCATTAGAAACAAATTTTCTACCAATAACTATGGGATTTGGTGTAACTCTTATTTGTTCAAATAACCTGGAGATGCTAAAGGTTACTGAGTCCGTAATGAATAAGTTATATAAAGGTACCTTGTTTAGCTGTGATTTAGGTATGATGAGAGTCCAGGCAAGTATGTCTGTACCTGAGGACTATTCACAAGATAGGTTATTTGAATGGGGCTTAAATGACAAGAAAGAGTTCCAGGTAACTTTTGATATTGAATTGAAATCATTTATGCCTGTTTTTGAGAGTGGTATACTTCTTTCAGAAATAGACTTTTTAACCAGGGAAGCAATTAAGACCAATCCTACTGCATCTGGTGTAGGACAATTAAGATCTAATGCAGAAGGTGAAATAGGAATCTATTTCGGTGGAGTATTCCAAAAACTATTAACTAGTCAAGATAATATACTTAAAGCACCAGCTAAGGATGTTCAAAGAAATCTTTCATACTTTGATCCTAACAGTGTTATGACTGGAGGTCCTTATGTTGAAGGTGAAATTGATAGTTCTAAACCTGATCCGGAGACAGGGGCAAGTAGGAGCTATAGAAATGCTAATGCAGAAGGAGGTCCAGAAAATTCAGGCTTAGGAACAGCAGATAATTAACTCAAAGATCTTAGAATATATAAAACAAATCAAATTCAATAATATGGATAAAGTTATTAAAGAAGGGCAGACACAGGTTTATATGAACGGTGGAATTGATCCGCAATTTGGTGTAAATACCGATGCTCCTTATCTTAATGCACCATCTAAGCAATTATTAGAAATAGTTGCTACTCTCTTTTCACAAAGTGGGAAGACTAAATTAGATGCCAAAAACGGTAAGGTAATTGAAGAAGGTGGAATGAAAGAATCTCAAGTTCTTTCCATTTTAGTAGGAATGGGAATTCCTCAACAATTAGCAATGTCTGCAATAGCAACCTTTAAAGGAAACCAAGGAATTATTGAAAACAATAATAAACAAAAAAATCATAACAAAATGAAATTTACAATTGCTGAACTGTATGAAAATGTTATGAAGAGTATTGAGGCCTTAAATGAAATGAATTCTGATAACTCCAGAGTTTCTTATACTGCTAAAAATGCCCTTAACATTTTAGAAGAATCTCTTAAGGCATTCCCAATGAGATTTAAAAATGAAAAAGCTGAGGTAATCAGTGAAGAAGTAGAAAACAGTGTTAACCCAATACTTAAGTTTAACATTGCAAAACAACTCCATAGAGACCTTGCATCTTCTGATTGGTTAACCCCAATTAAAGAATTAAGATCTTATATTGAAGGCGCTTATACTGACACTAAATGGTCTTTCAGAATTTCTGAAGCTATCCAAAGAGTAAAAGGACAGAGAGGTAAAATGTATGAAGGTTTAGTAAATGATTTGGAAGGTCTTTTGACAGAGTCTTCTGATTCTATTAAAACTAAATTTGCTACTTTTTCTGCTAAGAACCCATGGTATTTGGAAGGTAAGTCAATTGTAAATGAAATGAAAGCAGAAGATAATAAAGCTACCGCAAATGGTGGTGGAACTATTTCTACTACGCTTTCACCAGTATTGGAATCTGCTGAAGGTTTAACTTTCCACTTGCACGGTAAAAATTATATCTTTAACGGTAAAACTATTACTGAAGCTGAGGTTAAAGATTCAAGATTCTTCGATGTATTAGAAGGATTAGGAATGTTTAAGAACATTAACAATACTTTAGTTACATTTGGTGAAAGCGGTAAGACTTTAGAATACAGCTTAACTGAAGGTACTCTTAAGCTTGGTAATGCTGATTTATCAAATTCAAGTATCATTGAATTAAAAGAAGCTCTCTTAGCAAATAACTTTTTTGGTTACAGAAACCAATGGAAGATTGATAGTGTATGTAAATTCTTTGAATCAATTGATCTTCTTGCTGAAATGGATAATTTCACTACAATTACTTCAAATGAGTTTACTAACTTATTCTTAACTATGATCGCTGTTGAAGAAGGAATTTATATTAATACCGTAAATTCTGCAATGCATTTAAATGAAATGAAACTTGTTTCTTCTGCAACTGAAACAGTTAAATTGGTTAAAGAATTTATCAACTATGATGCTTCTCTAATTCTTTCAGAAAGATTGATTGCTGAAAATGATAAAGCCGCTAAAGCTGAAAAGGTAAGAGCTACCATTTCTGACCGAATTTCTTTCTTGGAAGAAAAGAAGGCTAAAGTAAAGGATGCTATTAACAAACTTGGAGAAACTGAAGAACTTGCTGAAGCTATGAATCTTTTAGATGAAGAGATCTCTAAGTTTGAAAAAGAACTTCAAGAAAGCTATGTAGTTGAAAAAAAAAGCCGTAACGAGTTGCTAGACGACGGATACGTTGAGGCAGAAGTTAACAAAAACGGAAATGGTCTCAGAAAAGGTCAAGAAGTTTATGTAAAAGCCGAAGACTATACTTCTCTAGGCGAGAATGATCAATTAGAATGTATTGACTACGAAACCGGTAAATCTACAATCTGCCCAAAAGGACAACTTAATGTAAAGATCTAACCACCTACATATTTAAGAGCCGATAGTGATATAAACTATCGGCTTTTTTTGTGTATAATAATAAAATAAACCTAAGGTATGGCTAGAAAGAGAAACTACTTAAATAATAGAGATTTGCTTGATGAGATTATTAAGTCTCAAGAGCAAGATGAATTAACACCAAAGGCATTAGAATTCTTAATGCTATTAGCAGATAAATGTTCAAGAAAATTATCATATGCAAACCCAGACGACAGAGATGATTGTATAGCTTATGCTTATATGGATCTTTATCGCTATTGGAGAAACTTTAATCCAGAGAAGAGTACTAATGCGTTTGCTTACTTTACTGAAATTGCAAAAAGAGGGTTCGCTAAAGGATGGAATAAATTACATCCAAAGAAATATGCAGGAACTGTATCAATTAATGGAAGTAAGGACAGTGATGGCATTTACACTATCTAAGATACATGAGTATAAAGAAGGTAAAACCAACAGTAAAATCAGGATTTAAACAAGGATATTACAAACCTCATAATCCTAAAAAGTATATGGGGCCAGGTCCTATCATATACCGTAGTAGCTGGGAAAGAAAGTTTTGCCATTGGTGTGATCACAATGAAGATGTTATACATTGGATCTCTGAACCTTTTTCTATAAAGTATTTTAATATCTTAGACAAAAAGTTTCATAATTATTATCCAGATTTTTATATTAAGATGGATAAGGGTGGTGTAATCGAAGAATATGTTGTTGAAATAAAACCAAAGGCCCAGTTACAAAAACCTAAACCACCTAAAAGAAAGACCGCAAAGGCTATGAAAAATTTTCAGCATGGATATGAAACCTATGTTAGAAACCTTTGCAAAACTGAAGCATTAAATAAAGCAGCCGAATTGAGAAACTTTAAAGTAATGCTTTTAACTGAAGATTCAAAATTATTCTAATGGCAATAATAGGATCATTTACCGAAGATTTAGATATTTACCTCGCAGAAAATAGAGGCCGTACTGGTGCATCTAAGGCATCTACAAACGATTTATATAAAGTAGGTGTAAAAGATACCGGTGTTTTGGAAAATGGAAAAATGTATTGCTTTGAATATTTTACACCTGACGAAACCTTTTATGATACTAATCCAATTGTATTAGGTTTAGGTAAGAGTATAGACAACCACCAGCTTGGAATAAATTTACATTACATCCCTTATGAAGCAAGAATACCATTTCTTACTGATGTAGTTAGATCATTTCAGAGCGTTATAGCTCAACAATTAAAGGGCGCAACCGGAAATCCTAAATCGCAAGGTAGTCTTAAGGAATTTACTTATGATAATTTAAAGTCTTCATTGGCAAGAAAATACAATCTTAAGTATGCAATAAGACAATACAGATTAGATAGAATTAGAAAACCTAAAGTATTAGGTTATGAAGATTGGTACATTGGTGCTGTTAATAACCAAAACAAATTTTTTGGAGGAAACATTAACGAGGCACAAGCATTATATTACAAGAATATATAAACAATAAAGGATAAAACAATATGGCAGGATTTACTGATAGAAGAGGACCATTAAGTACAGGTAATCCAGTAAGAAAAATATTAAAAGATCTTTCTAACTTAGGAATGGCCTATGATGATATGATCATCCGCAATTCCCGTGCAGTAGGTTTTACTGAAAATCAGATGGGTTATACATTTAATCCAATGGGATCTGATTCTGATGACATCTATGGTGCTTTTGCTGCCCTTTCATTAACCGATACATCTCTTAAGAAAAATATTTCTATCTTTGATAGTGATTATCAAAGAAAGAGAGATGAACTAAGAACATATGCAGTACAGGATGAAATTGAAGATATCCTTGATGTAATTACAGATGAGGCTATTGTATTTGATGAATCTAATTTTATGGCATATGCTCATTTCAATGGCCATATTGCAAATTCAATAGAAGATGAAATCGGTGATGTTTACAATAACATCTATAACTATTTTGGATTTAACGATTCTATTCAACCTTGGAATTACTTTAGGAAATGGTTGGTTGATGGATATCTTGCATTTGAAATAGTTTATAATGATAAGCAAACAGAAATAATAGGATTTAAAGAATTAGATCCAATTTCGCTAATGCCAGGTATTGATACTGATACTGGAAAAAAGCAATGGGTTCAATATAAGGGTCAAGGGCCTAAAGAAAGAAAGCTTTGGGATTCTCAAATTATTTACATATCGTATTCTCAGGTAAATTCACCAATGAGAATATCATATGTTGAAAGACTTATCCGATCTTTTAACCTTTTAAGAATTATGGAAACGACTAGAATTATCTGGGCCGTTTCTAATGCTTCATTTAAAACTCAATTTATTATTCCTGTTGGTGGTAAATCTAAAACTAGGGCAAAACAATCATTGGCCCAGTTAATGAATTCTTATCGCGAAGTAGTAGACTTTAATTACGAAAGTGGTGAAATACAAACAAACGGTAAACCAATGATGCCATTTAATAAAGAATATTGGTTACCATCCAAAGATGGGGAATCTCCAGAAATCAGTACTGTTGGTGGCGATGGTCCAGATTTAGGAGATACTGAATCTCTGAAATATTTTGCAGACCGATTAAAAATGGCATCTAAGATTCCTTTCTCAAGATTTGATAAAGAAGGTGGTAATACTTATGATATGGATGCCAGTGGTATGTTAAGAGATGAAATAAAATTTGGAAAATTTATAGCTAGGTTAAGATCACTATTCCAGGAGATCTTAATTAAGCCAGTATATCTTCAAATGTGCATTAATCACCCCGAGTTAAAGAATGATGTTTCCTTTAAAGCTGGTTTAGGACTTAAATTTGTTAAAGATAATGTATTTGAGGAAATGAAAGAAATGGAATTACAGACAAAGAGAGTTGATTTTATTGGTAACCTTAAAACACAATTAAGTACAATGGATGCCGAAATGACAGAAATTCCATACTTTGATTTAGGATTCCTTGTTAAGAGATACGGTGGATTTACCCGAGAGGATCTAAAAGCTAACCAGAGGGCTAAAGAAAGGGCAGAATTGGAAAAAGATGGATATAAAGAAGAGGATATAGAAAAAATCCTTTTAGGGGCTGATAAAGCCGATTTTGAACCAGAAAAGAAAGATGGTGCTGCGGATGAGGATCCATTAGCCGGTCTTGGATAAAAAGTTTGCAAAGGTTGTAATATATAAATTAAATAACTAATAGAAAATGCCAGGAAAGAAATTATTGATTCTTGAAAGAGCTAAGTCAAACCTAGATATAACTACCGGGGAAGACGGTTCAGTTGTATTAGAAGGTGTCTTTACCGAGTTTGGGGTTCGTAACAAGAATAACAGAATATATGAGGAAAAGGAAGTAATGCCTCATATTAATGAACTACAAGAAAAAGTTAAAACCAATAAGCTTTTAGGTGAATTAGATCATCCTAAAGATTTTGATGTTAGTTTGGCTAATGTTTCTCATGTTGTTGAATCATTAAACTATG